TCGCCCAATAGATCTAGCTAATTCCAAGTTAATCAATCCATAAGGTTCTCCTTGATTGTACGTATCCCAGAATTCTGGTGTTAGATCCTCTATATTTTCTGGAGCTACTATAGAGTTGTTACTCATACTCCTCCACTTAGGTATTGGTCCTATATCCCATCTCTTAGCTTTCAAGTATTCTATATCATCATAATCCCCAATAGATATTTGAGCTGATCTGCGTACATTACCGGCTACTACTACAAAACCAATAATATTCATAATATCAAGACAATCAATCGGTCTTAGTTTTTTATTAGCTCTAGAATTAAGAAGTTTACTTATTTCTCCAATACCCCAACATAAATCCTCAGGTCCTGACGCAGTTCCTCCAAATCCTTTTATTGGGGCTCCTTTACTTCTGATTAGTTGCGTAGAGTATGTAAAACCTTCCCCAGAATAAAAATGTGCTTTTAATAACTTTCCTAAAAGCTTTACCCACCCTTCTCTGCTATCCGGTACGATAAAATCTGCGTCTTTAACATCCTTTCTCTCAATCTTTACCTTTCCTTTTAACTTAGGTAATTGATATACGTTGTGCTTTTGAATATTATATCCAACACCGCTACCCAACATAAGCATCTCAAAACACCAAGTAAACGGTCTAATGGGATCATTTACAACAGTAAATGCACAGTTTTGCAAAGATGGTAACCCTAATTTATCAACAGTCTTAGTTCCCAACTGCCACATAAATCTACCTGCTGTGGAAAACTTTAGTTTCATCCTAAATTCCGCATACCTAGCCTTTTCTTCATCTGTGAATCCTACCCCTAACTGCTTATCTGATGCGTCTAGTTCTCTTTGGATCACTTGCCAGAATTCCTCTGTCTTAGAATTTAGGTCATCTTCCTTTATCCTTCTTGCATAAGTCCTCTTGAAAGTAATGTAGCCGATCTCACCCCAGGGAACCTGGATGTCTTTAAAGTCCATAAAATGTTATTTTAAAATTAAAAAATTTACGAAAGCAAAAATAAATACATGGTGTGAATTAAAAAAAAATGAAAGTGCTCATATTTTTTTTTCATCACTTTTCTATGCTTATTGGCGTTATGATTTGAGGAATTTTTTCTTCAACATACTCATATCATCCGAACTAAAATCTCCTTTTGACCCAGTGTCTTGATTATCAGCCTCTTCATCAAATAGATCCTCAGATATCTCTATAAATCCTTTTCCTAGATCTATTTTAGCGGAGTATGTCATTCCGTCTGGTCCTAATCTAGACTTCATGATATGGAATCTTCCTGTATTGTTTATCTTATCTTTCCTGCGTCTGGATAGAGATACACTCAGATCTGCTATCATCATCTTTTGAAAGCTTCCAGCTACCTTATCCCCTTCGATGATCTCATCCTTGGCTCCCATACGATTAATCTGGGAAGGACAAACGAATGGGATCTTAAGATCTTTAGCCATCCCTTTTAGATCAGTATAGATGTCATCTAGCTCTTCTTTGCTTTCCTTCCTCGATTTACGAGGCTTTAAAAGATCAGGGTAGTCTATGATGATTAAGTCTGGGATGAAGTCATTATTGGCTTCTAATTGCTTTATATGAGATTCTATGGTACTTAGTGAGGCCCTGCCAGGAGAATATTCCTTAATTACAATCTTACCTTTAAGATTTTTAACTGCAGCCTCTACTTCTTTGCGGTGAAACTTAAGCATCTTGACCTCTACTCCAGTAAGAATAGAATCAATCTTTTTACCTACATACCTTTCATCCAACTCTAAAGTATAGTATATAACATTATAACCCAACTTAAGACAATGAGATGCGATATTACAAACCACTGTAGACTTGCCTATACCGGGAGGTGCGAATAAAAGCATAAGATTACTTCCGCCTATTCCCCCATCTGTAATATCATTAAATACTTTCCAAGGGAATGGAATCTTTTTATCTTCCTCTTCTCTAAACCTAGACTCAATATCTTTATCGTACTCGTGTCCTACCTCTTTTGTAGCGCCGGCTCTCAAAGCTTCGTCAATGATCTTTCTAATACCTTCAAATTCTCCGCTTGTAAGTAGATCAACTGACGATAACAATGCATCTTTAAGCTTCTGGTTTTTACAAAAATTAAAGAACTCTTCTTTTACATAATCGATATCGTCTTGTGTTGCAGTATAAGCCTGCTTTAATTCCTCTTTTATTGATACTTGAAGTACCTCATTCTTTTCCTTTTTAAGTTCTATTTTGAGAACTTCCATTGTAGGATAGGTGTGATACTTTCCATAATAATCCAAAATTATTCCTATAATCCATTTGTGTGCAGGGGATTCAAAATACTCAGCTGTAATTACATCTGCGATGTTTTGAAGAAACTGTTTGTCGTTTAGTAAGGAGTATAGTACTTTTATCTGGAACTGATGTCCATAGCTTGTTAATCTTTGCTGCGTCATAACTTATTTAATAATTGTTCAGTGTGGAAAATAGATTTACCCATAAATCTAAATGCGATATAGCATCTCCCATCTTATCATGATTATAGATCTTCATGAAATCGTACTTTTTTAAAGGCGGTGCCTTTGTAAGGTAGCTTTTCATAATTTCTTTAGTAGTCTCCTCAGATATGTTAGGCTCCCTAATGTTCATAATCTTGTAGAATATTTCTATTTGTTTATTAACATTTAAAATCCTATCGTACAACACAGATTTTTTAGGAGGGTTTTCACAGATCTGATAAATGTCTTGTAGTGTTTTTCTTTCTGGCTTAGCTATAAACTCAAAAAGTTTAACCACATTCTTTTCACCTAGTCCGCTCACTCCTGGTATGTTGTCAGAAGTGTCTCCCACTAAAGATTTGTATAGCAAAAAATTGTCTGGGTGTATACCGAAGTCTTCTAATACGTTTTCTACTCCGTATATCTTTTTCTTTGTTGGACTATATACATTGATCCTATCGTTTACTAACTGCATGAAATCGTTGTCTGAAGACATGAGATATACTTTGGAATCACTATAATCTTTATATATCATTCCTGCTAGATATCCCATCACATCATCTGCTTCAAGCTTGTCATAACACATTATAGACACGGGTAGAAATTGTAAGTAGTCTATTAACCTAGTGATCTGATTGTATTTGGAATCATCCTCGGAATCTTTTGTTTGGAAGGATTTATAATTCATAATCCTGCCCGTATCTCTATTGCCTTTGTATTGGCTGTAAAGATATTTCCTATTGCCCGACCCGCCTTCACCATCAAATACGATTACTACACGAGTCGGGGATAACAGTTTTATTGCATGTCCAAGTGATTTCAAAAATCCAATGAGCCCACCTACATCATTACCAGCTAGGTTAAGTCGGTTAACTACTGCGAAGCTCCTTAGGAATGTATTCATTCCATCTATAATCAACACTCTACTATTGTAGTGTAGATTAGTAGGCTTCTCATCATTTTTAAGTTTAGAGAATATATTAAGGAGCCTCTCCTTATTCATTGCCTAAGTTATTAATGGTAGCATCTCCATGATTATCTATCATATCTCCATTATCTACTTCTTCTATTACATCAAAATCTTCGCTTCCAAGAATCTTTAACCACTCTGCTGAATGTTCTTTCTTGTATGCGTCAATGTATTTCTTATCATCTATGATAAATCCATGTGGAGTTGCAATAATCTTACCAGTGGTCGTTACACCATTGATGTGATTCTTGTCTACTGATATCCTGGTCCTCTTTGCAAACTCAACATCCTTACCATTTTTAGTGGCTTTGATCTTGTTTGTTCCTGCTCCAGTAGAGTTACCAAAGGTTACTACTATTGTTGAATCAAAGAACATTGTATTTCCTCCCTTGTTCTTTAGCTTAGGCATTTCACCATATGAAGAGGGTTTCTCCACCCAAACTTTATTTACAGCAATAAGGGTATTTGTGTACTGAGAACTCTCTTTTCTAGAGCCGACAATTCTTTGGTTTATAAAGTTGCCAAACTGTTGAGACATTGCTCCTGCGTTCCACTCATTATTGTTCTTGTTAGATTCTACGGACATCTTACATGGTAAAGATCCTACGGAATCCCAAAGAAATACTAGATCAACAGGAAGTTTTCCTTTTGTCTGTTCATCCAACAAATCCAGCATAAACGCAGCCACATCTTCTACGGTAGTTATATTATCTTTATCTATGTAGATAAAATTACCTTCATAAGATATTGTTTGAGTTACCTCTCCTGTATCCTTATTTACTACATCTTTGACTTTTGTGTCTACTTCAAAACCCATGATCTTGGCGTGACTCCAATCCCACTTCATCTCAGTGATGATAAAGACTGGAAGTTTGCCCATCTTCTGTACACTAACAGCTGCTTCAATCAACGCTGTGGTTTTTCCGGTATCACTATGACCACGAAGGTTAATAACGTGTCCATGTGGAAGTCCTGGTAAACTAATTGCTTGTTGAAAAGCTTCTGATAATGGGATCCACTCTTGTTTTTTGAAAGATATGTTATCAGTTAAATTTTTTGATTTCTTAAAATTTTCTAAATTAAAAGACACCCCTTTACCTAAGGCGCTAGCTACAGCACCTTTTATGTTCTTTGATTCTGCCATATGTTATTTTTTAATTTTCTTCTCCGAATAGATCGTCAAACTTAGAAGCTACTGAATTGGTTTTTGGAGCCGCTGCTGCAGAGGCTACTGTTTTGTACGGACCATCAAATGGAGGAGTGTCATCATCTTCTGATACTGCTGGAGCTGATGCTTCTACTGTTGGAGTAGCTACTTCTTCGGTTGGTGCTTCTTGTGGATTGATGTAATCATGTAACATCTTCTTAATATCCTCGTAGCTGTATTTTTTATAAATCTCAGTAATCTCTTTTTGATTATCAAGAACTTTCTGTACCAGAGCAGCATCTTCAGAAATAACAGAAATGTTTCTCTTTGGAGTTACGTTAACTGCAACGTAGTTAACATCACGCTTACCAATCTTGATTACATCGTTGTATCCTTCTACAGTAAGATCAGTACCTTCTGTAATGTCTGATACATCACCAAAATCATCATCGGCCATGATGCTGAGTAGTTTCTCATAGGTAGTTTTGTTAAACTCCCAAAGTCTAGCACCCATACCTTCTTCGCCACGAACTAATACTTGTGCAAAGAATTTAGTACGAGGCCTTAGCTTACGAGCCAAGTCTTTGCTCTCTTCTGTGTTCTCATCGTACAATTCTCTCATGAGTTGTACTACGGGGTCTTTTTCCCCAAAATTCTCAAGACTGTAAACATTCTTTTTAAAGATGTTGTACTGGTGAAATGATACTTCCGCAAATGGGAAGTCCTTGTTTGATTTTCTGGGTAGGATTCTTACTACCTGTTTACCCAATTTTGGTTTCCAAAAAATTGTTGCGTAGTCGATTTTTTCGTAGGCACTGCCTGAACTTTTTGACTGAAGCTTGCTCAGTCTCTCTTTGATTAGATCAATTTTTGACATAACTTGTTTTTTTTAAAATGAATAACAAAGATAAGCACTATTTGGACAATTCCAAATTAATTTGCAAAATTATTTTTCTCCAAATGCACAATGTCGTGAATTTTGGTCTTAAGCTGTACAAAAGAATTATTCTGAGTGAGGAGGATGCTGTTTTCATAATCCTTCCAGTTCACTCTATAGTTAGGATCCCTAACCCCTCCGTTTAAAGACTCTATGAGTTTATTTAAAGAGTTTATAGTGTATAGGACATTGCACTCCTTTCTGCGGTGCATTAAGATGGTATTTGGAAGAATCGTGTCTCTGTTGACGTTATCGCTGTCTATATTGTAGGTACACACGTACTCATTTTCATTATCCGTCTCTAATATGAATATTTTAGAATAAACAATGGTATATCTGCTTTTTATGTCAGATATAGTCAACTGCAGGTCCTCTTTTTTAGTGAATGTGCAAAAAAGCTTATTCAAGTAATCGTAAGTTAAATCAAAAAAATCTTTATTATTCATATATAAATATCTAATAAAAGTCTTAAAATATTATAAATTATTCATTTCCTGATAGTTCTTACCGTATTTACAGGATGTTTTATAGCTATCTTGTTCTAAAATGTCTTTAAGGTCCTCAAACACCTTCTTGCCATCACTCTTATCAAAGTCAAACAAAAAAGAATCGTAATTATACATTATCAATTTTGTCTTCTTGTCGCAAAGATAGTCAATAATTTCCTTAATAACTAATATATTCCTCTCAGTTTCATAGTTTTGTAAAATAAAGGGGAGCAGTTGAGTCTTAGAAGTTATCCCTCTAATAGGTCTTTTTGATAAAAAACTTTCAATATATCCATTCTTTTTATATAAATTCCACAAAGAATCTTTAAATTCCTTAACTTTTTTAAAGAAGGGTATATCTTCTATCTCATCTTTAACAGAGTCTGTATATAATAGCTTGAAAGTCAAGCTTTTACTTTCTGCATATTGTTCTTTTGTGATCTCCCTGGTGTCGAAGTAGTACTTTGCAAGATGTGTATGTATGTCGGACTCCTCAAAGGTATATCCGATATGATTCGCTAATATACGAATATGATACGAACTGTAGTCGAACTCTACTAATCTATGCTTTGAAGCAACAAAAGACAACCTACTGCCGTCAGTCTTGTTCATTGCGCCATAATTTATACCATTGAAGGCATTTGAGGGCCTACCAGTAGACGTAAACATGTTATAATAAGTGTAAGTCTTGTCTGATTTAACACTCATTAAAGGGTATTTTGGCGTGTAATGACTGAAAAAGACATCATTATTTATGCTGATCCCGCTAGATTCTAGGATGTGGAATACCTTTGGGGCTATCTCTCCATACAGTTTGTAGTACTTAGGCTTAAACCAGGATGCATCGAACTTAATATCTGCTATAAGCCTCTCATACTTTTCAAAATGTTTGCAAATAGGGATTATTTTATTTATATCAGGCCTGTGTTCATACCTCTGATAGAAAAACTTATGTGCTGTCGTGTGATGCTTGGATTCGTCTATAAGATCTCCGGTAGCTAAGTATTTAGCCATTTTAAGGCAATATAAGGCCTTATCTCTCTTTGTGAAGTATCTCAGTCTTTTAGAATCTATAGCGTAGATATTGCCAAGATTATTGCTTATAAAAGCATCTACAGCCTCTCTAGGCAAAGAAAAGGCTTCTGTGTGGTCTAGGCATAGCATAAACCCCATCCTAGATCTAAAAGGCTTTATATAAATTAAAGATATGTCTGCTATTGCAGGATGGCAGTTGTCGTTAGATGTTATTATGTCGACAAAGCAGTTGGTAAAATCGTAAGTTGAGAACTTCTTTAGCTGTTCCTCTGTTTCTATAATATAATACACGTTTATAACCTTTCAGCAAATATACGAATTATATTGCGTACTGGGTCAAATTTGTGAAATAATCTTTGGCGCCTTTTACTTTTTTGTCTAATTCCTTTACGGTTCTATCATTTGTATTGTATATCCCGTACACAGGCGCGTTAGGATTGCTAAGATCGTCATATAAAGGTCCTGCTATCTTCCAGGTAAAAGAAGAACCTATATACAAAGGGTCTCTGCTTGATCGATTGTACTCTTCTTTTGAAACTTCTAAAATAGTTTCAAATCCACTATTAACTCTTTTTATTACATACCTGGTGAAAAATCCTTTATTGTAATCATCTTGGGTAGGTTGTGCATAATGAAACTCATATGCTTTTAACTTGTTGCTAGTAGGGCTCGATCCTCCATTTCTGACAAGTTCTTTAGTAGCGGCTGTATACTCTTTACCTGAAAATATTTTTCCATCATTAGTAATGTAATAATCCCCGGTATAAGGTGAACTGCTTTTTTTTACCAGAAACTCGCTTCCTGCTGTATACGCTACCTTTACTATTTCTGATTTTGGGTAATACATCTTTAGTTATTATAGTATTTATAGCCTG